CAGCGATGATAGTCTCTACTAACGCGAACCGTTGATGCAGTGCATTAGGTTTGCAACCTTATCAACGTTCGTCCACACGGAGGAAACTGTAATGGCATCCGCCTTTAGTCGATCTAAGCGTCGAATCACCCCACCGTATAAAACGGGAATCGTGAAGATGGGTTATTATAATCCAGCTATCACGAATAACGGGGTCTTTCAGAGTTGGCATCCTGCGCAATTACAAGTGCAGAATGTCAATTTTAATGCTCCCTATAGCACGGCTCAGATCACCATGGATAATATCCATAGTGGTCCGCCCTATACTGCAGGGGGTCCTTTCAGGACCTTAAAGATCAACTATTGCGAACCCTATTATGGGATCTTTGGAAAAGGCGCATATGAACGCAATGATAAAGCGTTCAGGTACGTCGGTGGTTTTGGACCACCGTCGAATCTTCAGTTCGGTGGCGACCTTCCGGTTTCTGACCTGAATGTCGTACTCGTTGAAAATTCGTCACTGTTTCCATCGATGGGTACATTGGGTGACCAGGCTTGGCAAAGAGCCAAGCCTAAATTAGAACAGGCAGATGGGTTCGTTTTCCTTGCAGAAGGAAAAGAACTCGGTCCGATGTTAAAACAAACCTCACAGTCTCTAAGCGAAGCTTGGAAGACTATGGGGGGTGTTACCGCGTTCAAGCGGAACATCATAACCCAGATGCGACCTAAAAAGATCGCAGATGATTTCCTGAACTACCAGTTCGGCTGGAAGCCTTTCCTTAATGATTTGAGGAAGTTTGACAACCTCATTCAAAATTCCGTCAAGTATGCCGACAAAATTCGTCGGGATAATGGACGGTGGGTAAGGCGTAAGGTCACTCTTGGAGATAATACTACTTTTCGTCTACTGAATGCTGGAACTGGCGTAAGCCTTTCTCCAGGATTAGCAAACGATTATTTTGAATCAACCCCCAAATGGGAGTTATATGAGTCTGAAAGGACTCATGTATACGCCGTTGGGAGATTCAAGTATTACCGTCCCGAATTTGATGTGCCGGAAGGTCAGCTTGATGTATGGAATGCAGTTATGCAAGCCATCACCATGTCTGGTCTTAGACCGACACCATCAAACGTGTACCAAGCAGTTCCTTGGAGCTGGGCTATCGACTGGATGTCAAATATCGGTCAACATGTTGACTACTATTCTGACGTCTGGGCTGATAGTCTAGCCTGCGAGTACTTCTTTGTAATGCAACACAGAGTGGTAACTAGGAAGTTTCGTCAGACTCTTCCTTTTCCAACTGGGTTGAAAGTGTTGGAGTTCGATCGAGTAATCGATTCGAAACAACGCCAAAGTGGACTCGGTCCGTATGGATATAGCCTGACGTGGGATCAATTAACTCCCCGTCAATTGGCGATCGCCGGGGCACTTGGCATCTCACGAAAGTGAGTTATGTTGCAAGTCCGGAGATCTATCTACCTGTTCCTTTAACTAAGTTTGGTCCCTTTGGAAAAGGATTGAACCGGGACAGGATTAACTTCCGCATAACTTTGGAGGTCAACCACTTATGTTTGCCGATCCACAAACGGTCACTGTCAATGCTATCGCTAATGCGATGCCGCGCGTCTCTTCCACAGGCCTAAAGTCTGTGTATCAGAAGGCGGACGGGAATTGGATTTTTACCATTTCCCACACACCAACAAAAGATCGAGTTCGATCCATGGTGCGTATCGATCAGCGAGCCATCGTCGCGGATCCATTGACTGCTGTCAATGATTACGAGACTTTGAGCTTCTACGTTGTCGTCGACCGACCCACTTATGGGTTTACGTCGACGCAGGTAGATCAGCTAATAACCGGGTTTAAAACCTGGTTAGACTCCACTGCAATTGGCAAAGTCTTTGGTCAGGAATCTTGATTGATTTCCTGCCGAAGATGGATCTCAGGGAGAGAAATCTCCTTGGGGTCCATGTCTCTTCACAAGAAAGGAAAGAAGGTAACCATTATGGCTACTCGTTCCCAATCTCCAGCTAGATTTAGCTGGGGTCTGTTTGGTTTCAACATGTTACAGATATTTCTACCTGTAGCATTAGAAGCACTTCAGTCTCGAGTTTCGAAAGAACCTCAAACGCTGTTCGTGCAATCTGAGGAAGGTATTGGCAACTTTAGTGTTGCCACATATCCTCCTGTTAGCCTCTCAGAGGCTATGAACCAACAAACCAAGAAGAAATAACGCCAATTGCGTTAAACTGTGGTGGTACCGTTTGCCTGGTGCCATCTTGGCATCAGGACTGGTAGACATACGCGGCTTGAAGCCGACCCCCAGATATGGAGGCAGCTTGAAAAGCAACGTAAGTGACTATCTAAAGTTCATGGAGGTTGTCTATATAGACGCCACCATGAAGTGTGTCGCTGATGTATCTGATTTACGTGACCTCGAAACTTTGAGGTCACGGGTCAAAAGCGAAGGTATGTCGTTTTTAACGATTACCCTTCCCCAATTTGCTAGAGACTTCGAAAGAAGCATAGCAATTGGTTATGTTGACTCAACATTCTTCAGATCTTTTCGGAAGAATGGGTCAATCCCTGCTTTTTTGCAAGGTATGACCAGTCAAGTTTTTGACCGTGATACAGGGAGGATGTATGACAATGTTAACCCCCAAATTGGAGGCCCTTCAAGTGATATTTCCACTGTTGTTGAATCTGTACGGCAGTTATGCCTTACATTCAAAAAAGTGGAACTCGAATGTTCACCCGCGAGGGTGGCATCCGCAATTGAAGGGTTCATCGCCATTGAGCAGTCTTTTGATACGTTTTCTGTCCAAGAGGAGGAACGTTCCAAGTTTTTGGACGTTTCTTCTTTGCTCTGGAATCCTATGGTTATTGATTTTTCAACAACCGATTGTATTCCATCGCATGGTCCTGGACAAACTGCAGATCGTATTACCGGAAATCGGAAATACGTTTGGCAGAGGTGGCACGATCGCCTTGAGCCTTATTTCCCTCTTATCGATAATGGGTACCCTTTGGGTACACCGATCGATGCGGAGGAGCTCAAAAAAGTTACGATCGTTCCAGAGTATGAGGAACAGCCCACTCGGGTTGTTACTGTACCCAAAACGCTCAAAAGTCCCCGTGTTATAGCCATTGAGCCTTGTTGCATGCAGTATGTGCAGCATGGAATTCAAGAGTATCTTTATGATACTATTGAATCATATTGGTTGACAGCTGGTCACATAAACTTCCGTGATCAGTCTGTTAATCAAAGCTTGGCTATGACTAGTTCGAAGACAGGTCGATTAGCAACGATCGATCTTTCTGATGCAAGTGATCGCGTTCCGCGAGATCTTGCCTTAGAGATGTTTCGTGTTAACCCTGATTTATTCGGGGCTATCGAGGCATGTCGTTCAACTAGGTCGCAACTTCCTGATGGTCGAATTATCGAACCTCTCAGAAAGTTTGCTTCTATGGGTAGTGCACTTTGTTTTCCAGTGGAAGCCATGTACTTTTACACATTGTGTGTAATGGCTTTGCTTGATCACAAAGGTCTTCCCTATAATCCACGTAACATTTTTAACGTTACGAGGGATTTGTACGTCTATGGAGACGATATAATCGTTCCCACTGACGCAGCGACTACTGTTCTTGACTACCTGCAAAGGTACAATTGCAAGGTGAACACCAATAAGACTTTCGTGAGCGGAAGCTTCCGAGAGTCGTGTGGTGTGGATGCGTTTAAAGGATACGAGGTAACACCTACGTATGTAAATAAACCCATCCCTAAGAACAGGCAACAGGCTTCAGAACTCATCTCGTGGGTTGCAACCGCCAATCTCTTCTATCTAAGAGGATATTGGAGGACAGCTTCGTTCATGTTCGAAAGAATAGAACGGATCTTAGGGCCTTTGCCCTTCGTATCTGAGACGAGTGAAGCTCTGGGCCGTATCTCTTACTTGGGTTGCCGTTACTCTACTTCCGAGAGGAATGTTAGATGGAACAGCAAGCTCCAACGCATTGAAATAAATGCTTGGATTCCAAGCCCGGTCTTTCGTACTGACAGACTGGATGGATACGGTGCCCTGACTAAGTGCTTCTTGGGGTTAATCGGTATTCGAACAAATCGAAATCCGATCTCTCAGGAACGCTCTAAGTTAGAGCGATCTGCACTGCACGGCGCAGTTTCACTAAAACGCCGTTGGGTCCCGGCCCTATAGGCTGGGGTGCTGGGTTAAACCCAGAGGGGGTGTATCTTTAA